GACTTGGCTGCTGAACTACCGAGACCTGGTAGATCAGGGAATCAACGTCCTGTTCATCGCCCATGATCGGACCAACAAAGGGGAGTCCGGGGAGGATGATGACTCCATCGACCCGCAGGTGGGCCCGCGCCTGATGCCCTCGGTGGCCGGCCTGCTGAACGGGGCGGTCAAGGCTATCGGAAACACCTATGTGAAGGAGGTGTTCCTGGAGGACAAGTCCCGTAAGGTGGAGTACTGCATGCGACTCGGCCCGCATGCATACTATACCACGAAACTTCGCAACCCCCTGGGGACTAGTTGCCCCGAGTCTTTGGTGGATCCGAAGTATGATTCCATCATGAAGTTGATGGTTGAAGGTGAAGTCAAACCGGTCCGTAGGACCATCCCTAAGTAAGGAGTAACACAACATGGTTATGCGTAAGCGTGGCGGTATTTCGGTGGACTTTTCCGGTGTAGAATCCGGGGGTCGTGCCATCCCCGATGACGACTACCTCCTGGAGGTCGTCTCCTGCGAGGAGAAAGAAGGTCGTGAGTCCGGGGCCGTCTACCTGTCCTGGAAATACAAGGTGGCTGAGGGTCAGTACAAGGGGGCCACGGTGTATGACAACACCTCACTCAGCCCTCAGGCCCTCTGGCGCTTGAAGCGTCTCCTGGAGGCCATGGGTGTTCAGGCGGACGGAAAGATGTCCCTGGACATCAACTCCTTCAAGGGCAAGCGAGTCCTGGCTCAGATCGCCAATGAGACCTACAACGGGAAGGAGAAACCCCGCGTGGTCGAGTTCCTCTTCGGAGAGGCTCCAGCGGGGGGGAGCTCCACCGGTGCTACGAACCCCTTCAAGAAGGGCTCCCGTGTCCAGTTCCAGTACGAGGGGGAGGACATGGTCGGGGTGGTCTCTTCCGTGGAGGGTGGCAAGGTCATCGTGGCCGTGACCATCGACGGGGAGGCAGAAGAGTGGGAACTCGAAGCCTCCGAGCTGAGTTTGGCTGAGTCGTAATCAACCGCGGGGGCTTCGGCCCCCTTTCACTTTGGGGAGAACCATGGATACATCCACTGCTGCTAAGCCCCCGCTCCCACTCCCTCGGGTGTATGTGGACCGTCACCGTCATACTTACCTGATGTTTCGGGACAATGAAAAAACCCGTCAGTATGTGTCAATGATAAATGGTCAGATCGAGATCATTCAGTTGACCCGAAGGGAATGGAAAGAGCTCATTCGATATAAGGAGTGCACTCCGGAACACTTTGCGGAGGTGTACCTGAAGAGCACCCAGGACATGTCACGCCAAGCCCGGGCGATTTTAAAGGGCATCCTGGGCCAGTCAGAAGATAAATTGAGCCCCACTGAATCCCCGCGTTTTCCCGAGGGGTCTATTTCCTTGCAGCAGCTATGCGAGGTTTATAACTGGAACCCTTCGAAAGTCAGAAAACAGCTCCGAAAGCTGATGAATAAGCCTGGCGGCCGATGGAACTTTACTCCAGATGAGGCTGATAAGATTGTTACCATGGTGAAAGAATGCCTACACCAAGAGAATACCAGCGATTAGCCCTGGGGTCATCCATCCCCTTCCAGTTGTTTGAGCTGTTTCTTTCTAAAATTCAATACTTAGATCCAGAGGGCTGTTGGGAGTGGACTGGCGCCAAATATCCCTCGGGGTACGGAGCCTTTGGGTGGGCCTACCATCAGGGTTTCTGTCAGCGAGCGCATAGATTTTCCTGGGAGGCCCACCATGAGCCTATTCCTCTGGGATTTCAAGTTCTGCATAGATGCGACAATCGTTCTTGCGTTAATCCCAATCACTTATTTCTAGGTGATCACACCTCAAACATGCTAGACAGAAACCGGAAAGGTAGACAGGCCAGACAACGGGGGGAGTGTCAGGGAAACCATAAACTTACCGAGGAGTTAGTGAAAAAGATCAGAGCGTCCAGTAGATCGGATAGGGAATGGGCCCGTCAACTGGGTATTTCTCATATGACCATCGGGAGGGCCCGGAAAGGAAGAACATGGAAACATCTGTAAAGTTGCGTCCCTATCAAGAAATGGCAGTGCAAGCCGCACTCCCTCATGATGGGTTTGCTCTATTTATGGAAGCCCGAACGGGCAAGACCCTCACCACCCTATGGCTATCTAGCCTCTGGGACTGTAGGCAGAACTTGGTGATCTGCCCGAAAAAGGCCATCCCCGTTTGGAAGCAGGAGATAGCCCTGATGGGCTTAGACGTAAATCAGTTCGAGATTGTCTCCTTTGAAACCTTTCGCATCCATCGACTTAAATTCCAGCAGTCCTGGGACCTAGTCATTGTGGATGAATCCCACCGTATTAAGGAGAGAAAGAGCCAGCAAACCAAAGCTGTCTGGAGCTTATCTCGCCGAGCTAAGAAACGACTGATCCTCTCTGGAAGCCCACAGGGTAACGGGATGGAGGATTATTACGCTCAGCTTAAGTTCATCCGCCCGGATCTCTTTCCCACCTGGGAGTCCTTCGAAAGGCGATACCTGATAATCAAGGATCGGTGGATCGCTGGACGTGAAGACCCATTCCCCGATATCGTGGGGTACAAGAACCAGGAGTACTTCAAAGAATTGCTGGCTTCAATCTCGTTCCGAGTTACTCGAGATGAAGTATCTAAAGTCAAGACCAGGGTCAGGAATCGCAAGTACTCCATCCCCTGGTCTTCAGAGTCCCGCTCCCTGTATGACATTTTGGACACGAAGCTATATTTCGAGGTCCAGGAGGGCCTAGTGTCAGCCGCCCATGTGTTAACTAAGGGGCTTAAACTACACCAGATCTGCGGGGGCTTTGTAAAGGATGATGAAAAGCAACTACAGGTGGTGGGTCAGGATAAACTGAATAAGCTCTGGGAGTTGATTGATGGTCCACTCCAGGGTTGCTCCATCGCCATTGTCGCTCAATATAAGGCCGAAATGGACGCTATAGCCCAGGGGCTATCAGCCCGGGGAGTTACGTTTGCCCAGGTAAGGGGAAAGCATCAATATGACCCCAAAGACCGGAGCCAAGTGACTATTCTCCACCCCAGCTCTGGAGAAGCCATTCAGCTAGCCCACCACAACCATATGATCATTTACTCCATGGGGCACAGTTACCTAAAATGGGCACAGTTCAAGGATCGTATAGTTCTGGTGGATACTCCACAGGTCATCTACCACTACCTGTTGATGCAGCAATCCATGGATGAGGTTATTTATCAAGCCGTGATCGAGAAGAAAAAGGCCTCGGAGGCCATCCTGTCCATTTACAAACAGGTAAGGCACTGATATAATGAATTCACCTGCTAAATTCTGGCAGTAGAAATAACCCTCAACCACTGGAGCACACCATGACCGAAGCCGCCCCCGTCGAAGCCCCGACCACCATCACCCTGTCCGAAATCTGCGCCGAGCTGGGCATCAAGCCCCAAGGTGCCCGAGTCAAGCTGCGCCGCAAGATGAAGGAAGCCAAGGGCGAAGGCTTCCGCTGGGCCTTCCCCATCGAACAGAAGGCCGAAATCGTTGCCCTGCTGACCGCCAAGGCCGAAGCCAAAGCCCAGGCCAAGGCCAAGGCTGAATCGGACGACGAAGACGACGAAGAAGACGAAAGCGAAGACGAGTAATCCTGCGCCGGCCAGAAGGGGAGGACATGTTCCTCCCCTCATTGTAGGAGTATTAGATGCCAGCCAATCCCGAGTCACGCTTCTGGAAACGCCTGAAGAAACTATTCGAGCGTGGACATATTGTTAGAGTAGAAAATCCAGCTAACCCCGGGACTCCGGATGTGAATGCCTGTATCGGGGGAGTGGAGTTTTGGTCAGAACAGAAACAGGTCCCGAAACTCCCTAAGTCCCCGGGCACCCCAGTCTTCACCGGCTGTTTGAAACCTGAACAAGAGCTTTGGCACGTCCTACGGAATAGGGCCGGAGGGAGGACCTTCATCTGTGGGTATGTTCAGGAGTCCGATGAGATCTTCGTGATCTCCGGAAGTCAGGCCGCGGAGTTCAATTCCATGACCATTCAACAACTCAGAGACGCCACTCTGAAAGTGGAGGAAATGTGGAAGCGTTCATGAACTGGCTGCTGGGAGGTCCCCGATGGGTCTCAAAGAGACGCCCCACAATACTTCCATGGGGCGATGAGAGCTGGAGGGAGATTCCAAGTGGCAGCTTTACTTTATCCCTGACCTCCTCAGGTCTTCCATATATTCCTCCGCTCGTCCCTGGGGCTCCTGGAGCATCCCCCAACTCACTTGGCCCAAAGGAGTGTCCCTCAGGACGTTCCGAGCGAAGTAAGTTCTCTTCCCCATAGGGGAGTTCAGGGTTTGATGAATCCCGGGGAAGTGAGAGATCAGTGCCTTAGACAGCTGAAGTGGTGACCCGATAACGGATCCCGCCGCCACCGTCTGGGCTCCCATACCAGAGGCCTGCGGATGTTCCACTCGACCCATCAGGGCCCTTCCCACGTCATCCATAGACCCCAGGGTATCCACTAGGTCCTTCCCCGTCTGGCCCATGTAGGGGTACAGGTCTTGAATAGCCCGGGGGTTGCTAAGAACGTCTCGGTAGAGTTGAGAAGGCTCTGAGTAACCCCGTGGATTCCGGCCATAAGTACCCTTAGAGGCCTTCCCATAGGGTTTATTCGTAATCACGCCGGGAACCACCACCTCCCGCCAAAAACCCCGAGCCTGATCGAACATCTCCTGGGCCTGCGGGTTCTTGGTACCCCAGGCGTCCACATCGTTCATCAAGCTCCCGTACAGGTTCTTGAGTTCCGTTCTGGCTTGACGATCCATCATTGAGGCCCCAGGGGCTCCGGCATCACGTTCCGCTCGGGACATGGCTTTCCCCACCGCGGTTTGAACCTTATGAAGGTCCGAGAAGGGGATGACCGGGGGCTTCTTTGGGTCCAGGAAAAACTGCTTGAGCAGAGTGGCCGCGTCAGGGTCAAACTCTTCCACCCTCTGAAGGATGGGGTTTTTGTCCAGCGAAGGTTGCCCCTTTACTTTTGGAGTGTATTTGGAAGCGATGTCCGAAACCCTAGCAGTGGCCAGCCCAGTCTTTACCCCGGGCAGGTTGTTCTGGACAATATAAGCATCCAAATCATTCCACATGGAAGAACCCACTTGCTGGAGGTTCTTTCCAGCTTCCTCAATAGCCTCTCGAATCTTCTCCCCCTCCAGAGTCCGCGTCTCCGTGGACCTCCCGGATCTGGACGGAATGGCTACATCTTTCTTGGCGGCCTCTGTGAATTCTCGAATCTGGCGCTCCACCGTCCGAGGATACCCGGGGAGAGACCGCTCGAATCCGGCCAGCGGACCCGATGGATCCAGGGAGGCGATGTCCCGCTTAACTCCAATGCGCTTAGCCGCCTCATCCAACTCCATGGCTTTAGCGCCCTCCGGAGTAAACCGCCCCGTGGAGGCGCCCAGGGCACGACCTATGGCTGACATAGGCAGCCCCACGGCCGCCGTGGTTCCAGCAGCCTCACCCGCCTGCACCGCCCGTGTCCCCAATTCTGATCCGGCACCCCCCACGGGTTTCTGGGTAGGTGAGAGAAACCCCCCCACACCAGCACCCAGGATCTGGGCTCCCAGGCGAGCGGGGAGAGCCATGGACATCCCAGCTTTCCCTGTGAAGTATCCCAGCTTCCCCGCGGTGGTTTCACCCACGGCTCGCTCCATAGCCTGACGCTCGGCTTTTTGGCGGTTGTACTCTTGCATCTGCTCAGGGGGGCCAGACCATACCGCTCTGGCGAGGTCCTCTGGACCCTGGACGAGTGGGTCCAGGAGGGACTGCTCCAGACCCCTCCGATAAAGTTCCCATCCACCCATGCCCTGGGTAAGAGGGCTAGGTTCCTGAGCTCTTCGTTCGGTCTCGACCCGCTGAGCGGCTTGAACCGCTGGGGACAGAATCATCTGACGCAGTTCGGCTTCAGAAAGGTCAGGGTTCCGAATGTACTCCAGGAACTCCTCGTCGGACATCTGGTTCGGATCCATTATTGAGCTCCACGTTCCTGATTGCCGAATTGCAGCATAACGCGATCGGAAAGGCGTTTCATCTTAGCCATCTCCTCAAGCATCACCCGCTCCTTGCGCTTATACCATCCCGGAGTAAGCATCTCGTTGTTCTGAGCCGCGAAAGCGGAGCCCTCATCGGCAATCCGCTGGTTGGACAGAGCCACTTCCTTCATAAACCTGACCAGAGCCTGCCGGCCCTCGTTGGTCAAGCTCAGGGTGGGACCCATGCTCTGCAACAGCTGAACTTCAAAGTTCGACACTGCGCCCGGGAGGAGGTTAGTACCATCCGAAGTGCGCTGAGCCAAAACCATCTTCTGAGCCACAGCATTCGCCAAGTCGGCCGGGCCGGTAGTGTCACCCACGTCCACTCCGAAGGTCTGGAAACCCGACCGGATCTTTTGAAGCAACGGCCCCAATTCACCTTCTGGAAGGTTAGGGTTGGAATACAGGTTCTCGAGCAAATTCAGCTGGTTGACCATGCTAGCGTTCGTCCCGAACAGAGTGTTCAGGTTCTCACGCTCCTTGAACAGGGCCTTCCCTTCCTCTCCACCGTAGGCCTGCTTATACTGCTCGGACCGCTTATCGCGAAGAGGCGGGGAGGGAACCCCAGAGGCCTCCTGAGACCCGGACGGGGCCTGAGAAGCCTCCAGAGCACGTAGTGCCGCAGCTCGATCGGGCTCCTGAAGAGTCTCTAGCTCGGCCCGAACGGATTCCGGAGTTCCTCTCATGTTCAGCGAGGGCAGATTTGCCGAAGGCGAGTCGAACTTCACTCGTGGCTCATTGAAGGCCTGAGGCCATTGCTCCTGAGCTGGAGCCCGAGTTGACTGAGAAGGTGCTTCAGCACTGGAGGGCCCCGGAAGTGCGGACGCCTTCATCGGAAGACTTCCACCTCGGGGACCCAAAGGCCGGATGGCAAAATTCTGCAGGTAATTCTCGACTGTTCCCATAGCCTGCTGCTCAATCCAGGTGGACCGGGCTTCAGCCGTAGGGAACTGGTAGTCCTTAGCGATCTGAGCCGCCTCATTACGAGCCGACGTATAAACCGTGCGAACTTGTTCGGGAGTGGGCTGGCGCCCCTGCAAAACGCGGCCGCCTCCGAGCCCACTTAGACTCGTCAGGCGCTCTTGCATGGCGCGTTTTTCCTGCTCCAGTTTGCGGTTTTCAGCCTGTCGAGCTTCCTCCTCCCCATAGAAGGCCGAACCAGCTCGGCCGATCAATTGACCCCAGTGCGCGGGGCCCTGAGCGGAAGCTTGAAATAAGGCGGAACCCAGACGATCTATCATCGACCTCTCCTGGAGGGCCTGAGCCGGCAATTCCTGAGCCATGTTCAGTCTCATCTGACCCGCCTGTTGGGCCAGTTCGGGCGGGCTCGAGGGAGATGACAGGTTACTGGAGATCAAGTCGGAGATCAAGTCATCCGGCTCTTCTCTTGGAAATCGACCCCCATCCGCGTAGCGGGCGAGACCTCCTTTTTTGAACGATGCCGACCAGTTGTTGGATTGTTGCGGCGTGCCAGCTCCGAACAGTTTGGCGTAGTTGCCGAGTTGTTCCCAAGGGTACTGCTGCTTTTTGCCCCATTGCTCGTATTGGGCGTCCCGTTCTTTTTGCTGTTGCTGTTGCTGGATCGTTCCGGCATTGAGCAGTTGGCCATAGTCGCCGATGGAAAGTTGCTGCTGCGCCTGCGCCAGATTCCCCAGCCCGGTGCCCGCCGCGAGTTGTGCGCCGGACTGCTGGTTGGCGAGATTGCCGAACATCTGACCGGATTCCAGGCCGAGATTGGCTTGGCCGAGCCCCTGCGTGTATTGCTGCGACCCAAGTCCAGCCAACGCCTGCGAACCTTGCATCCCCAAGTCGGCTTGGCCGAGCGCCTGATTGTACATCTGCCCGCCTAGCCCCGCCAGTCCCTGCGCGGACGCTTGGCCTTGCTTGGCCCAATTCAGGTAGTCGCCCATCGCGTTGGTGTAGCCGGTGTTCAGAGCCGTCGCCTGCTGCCCGAGAATCTCCCGTTGGTTGCGTGCTGCCGCGTCCGACATCATCATCGCTTGCCGCGCCGAGCCGTGCTGTCCAAGTCCGCTAAACGCGCCAGTCAGACCGGGGAGAACCTGGTTCTGGAACTGTTCGTTGCCGAGTCGGCCAATCTCGCCAACCACCCCACTGAGGTACGGATTCAGGTACTGCTGAAGTTGATTCGGGTCGTACTGTCCCGCGCCCGTGAACATGTTGGCGGCTTGGCTATACATCGGGTTTCCGACGTTGGCCAAGTCTGCACCCATCGCACCGCGAATGCCCTGCTGCGCTTGCTCGTACAATCCAGAACCGATGCCGGCCAGATCCATGTTGGCGGCGCCCTGCACGGCGTTTTGCGCTTGCCCCCACAGGGGGTTCGTACTGGACTGGCCGATCAGCTGCCCCGCCTTAGTCAGCTCCGGTTGCCAGTTGCCGACCGAGGAACTTGCCTGCTGAAACGCTGCCTGCTGCTGTGGAGTGAGCCCTGCAGTCAGCTGACCCGTGTAGGGTTGGTATGCCGTCCCAGCTTGCGTCTTGCCCGTTTTGAGCAAGTCCATGACCCGCGTGTTCCACTCAGGCAGTGTCCCGCTGTTTTGTTCCTGATAAGAGGTGGCCATGTTATTTCACTCCCTTCAAGTAGCCAAGCGCCCCCTTCGAGGGCGGCGGGATTTTGCTGGCCGGCGCAGAACGCTTGTGCTGGCGGATCGCTTCGCGCATGTGGTCGAGTTCCCGAGCACCTGCTTCCGTGTTGCCGTCGCCGAGCGCAGCGACCGTGTCCGCGTCGAACACATACTCGCCGTGCGACAGGCGAGCGTTCACCCCGTCCTCTTGCCCGGGAGATCCACCAGCGAGCAGCCCTTGGACCCGGCCCAAGCCGCCCTCTGCGAAGTTCACGTTGGTGGCACGATTGATTGCGTCCAGCCGATCGGCCGAGGAAATCCCGACTTGCATCGGTCCGCCCACATCCACTCCGGCAAACGTGGTGGCGCCTTCCGGGCTCAGACCCATCTTGTTGCGCACCGCTTGCGCGTAAGCCAACGACGGGTCGAGGTTGATGCCTTGCCGCGCCTGAATGATCTGGGCAAGCGCGTGCATCTTGGCGAAGTCATCGCCCGCACTGAGTTCTCTGTTGGCCTGATCGCCTTCCATCTGCGCTTCCGCCAGATCGCGTCGAGATTTGTAATCTTGGTAGGAACCCCAAGCGCCAAGTGCGCCCAGACCCAATTTCGCGACATCGCCGAAATTCAACTCGCTGACCACGTCATCGACGCCGGAAACCAGATCATCCCACCAGCTGCTTTCAACAGCCGACGGCATCCAGTAGCTGTCGTCGAGCGTTTCCGAGCCTGTAAAATAGCCACCGCCGGAAGGCTCGAACCCGGCGTCCGAGTAAGGAGACGACACGAAGAATTGGTTCGAATCGATCGGGGTGCTCGTGCCCCAAAACGGATCGTAGGTCATTTGTTAGCTCCTCAGGTCGCCAGGTTCCACATGGAGCAGCACGCGGCCCATGTGATAATCGCCGTTAAGTGTGTTGGACTCAAACTTCATCGTTATGTGCCGCGCTTGGTGCCGAAGATCGATCAATTCGGTCGTCGGCGAGAAAGTGTACACTTCGCTGTTCACGACCGGCGCGGCAGCGAATTCACGCGAGCGCACAGTCATTTGCATGTCACCTACCTGCACAAAGTCTGGTTCGACTCGGCTGGTGCGAATCCAGTTGTTGACGCCCTGCGGCGCCTCGCCCGTTGGACCACCAGTCGGATAGCCAAATTCCGAAGTCTCGAAATACGACGGAATCGCAACCTCGTTGCCGTCTTCGATTGCGTTGTGGCCATACTCTTCTGCATACGAAGAATAGTCGCCGTCAGCATTCGGGGTGCTTCCGAACGAGATGGGGTAGCGCAGAACCCGTGACGCATAGCCTGCACTGCGAGCGTGCCGAGTGTCGTACCAGACATTTTCACGGATGTTGTAGATGATCGCATGGGTGCATTCTGTTGCGTTGCCAAACGGGAAATGCCACCAGATTTCGCCGTACCTGGTGTTCTTCTGCGCCCAGACCTTTGAACGTTGCGCATAGTTCAGGTTATCGAAGAACCAGTTCATGCTGCTGGGGTTCGGCAGCTCCTTGACAGTTCCATTATATACCAAGAAGCGATCCGTGGCGATCCAATAATAAACCCCATCATACTCGATAATGCCAGCGGGAGAGAGCACCGACGACATCGTGGAGATCGTGTCGAAACGGAAATCTCCTCCAGAACGTGAGCACAGGATCAGCGAATCCAGCGACCAGAACAATCCCGCGGGGGCCGAACCGCCACCTCGGAGCGCCATCCCCCGTACTATCTTAGATCCCGCTACGTTGACTTCGTTCGCTTCGTTATTTACGGCGGGCGTCCAGCTGTGCGGATTGTTGGCATCGCTATTGCGAATCTGACCATTGTTGCCGTAGGCAAAAGTGTAAGGCTGCAGCACGACAACGCCGCCCGAAACCATGAGGTCGTTGCCCGAGCCGTCCTGCAGCTTCGTGAAGGTGGCCGGGTTCGTACCGATCGTGGTCTCGTAGAGCGGCAGTTCAGTTTCATCCGAGATGTCGGCCAGATTGCGCGAACCGTGCACAAGTACCTTGGAGATGCCGCCGCCCGTGGAGTCGAAGATCGTGTCGGACTGGAAGGTGTAAATGTCCGAGTCGACCAACCCAGTGAGCGAGCTCACAGTCGCGGTGCTTGTCGCCGCGTCCGCAGTGGTAGTGCTCACATAAGCTTTGTTCCGCGAGAACGCGTAAATGTATGAAATGCCACTTTTGTATCCGACGGTCGCGCCGCGAACGATTGAGTCGTGATTCTTGGTGATCTCCTTGTATCCACCGATCTTCTTCGGGCGCCCGCGCTGAAACCGCACCCATTGGCCGTCGATGAAACTGGTCGAGTCCAGCCGCGTGCCATCCCGCGCAATGCCAGGGGCCGATGGGATCTGGTAGACAGGCTCTTGCCGAGACATTATGCCATCTCCTGCAATCCGCGCAGCGCCTGTTGCGCGTGCTGCGGTAACCAGTCGGGAATCTGATGCTGCGTTGGGCGCTGTGCCACCCGTTGCTGCTGCGACTGGCGCGGATCGAACGGAGAGCCAACCAGATTGCTCGCCAGTCGCCCGCCGAGTTGTTTGCCGAGGTTGCTGCCAATGGAACCTTGAATACGGCCCATCGTGGTGTTCGGGTCGCCCCCAAAATAAGCACCGCCAGCGCCAGCCAATCCGCCGCCCAAAGCACCGCCCAAAGCGCCCTTCAACGGGTCGCCGCCATAGAGCGCAGCACCTGCCGCGCCAGTCCCTAGACCCGTCAAAGCTCCGGTTGTACCTGCTCGCATGATGGGGTTCGAGATGCCTTTGATGAAGTCGGCGCCTTTCAGGTAGGTGCCCAGCCCGCCGCCAAGGCCGCCAAGTAGCGCCGACTTGCCGATGTCGCCGCCCGTGATTCCGGCGTGCAGAGCGCCCATCCCCGCGCCAGCCAATGCAGTGCCGGCTGTGGCTCCCAGAGCACCTCCCGTTGCAGATCCGAGGGCGCCCCCAAGCATGTTCCCGAGTCCAGGCACCGCGAATCCGGCGGCGATGCCGAGCGCAGTGCTCACGATGGGATTCGTGAACCCCGGCGAGATCTTGCCGAGCCCAGAGCGCCGTTTGTCCTTCTGGAAGTGGTCGTCAAGGATCACATTGCCTTCGCCGTCCAGGGTCAGGTAGTACGTTGTTTGCCCTTTGTCTTTGTACCCAAGCAGCCGGTCGGGGAGCGCCTGCCCTGTGAGTTTGCTGTAGAAAACCGCATTGCCGTCCGGCCCCGCCGTGACACCGATCTGGTCCATGTCGGTGACGCCGAGATCCCGTAACTGCGCTGTCGCTTCCAATGTGTTGTTGGCGCGGTTGAAGTGCTTTGAATCGCCGATAGCTTGGGTGCCCGCCACATCCTTGTAGAGTTCAGAGTCCAGAATCGTGCGCTTTTTGTTTGGGTCATTCGACCACCCCCCCCAGCCCGCCGAGTACAGTTTGTGTTGCATCTGGCCCATTTCTGGGTTATAGCGGTTGTAATTGTTTGGGTTCAGCCGTTGGAATTCTTCCACCATCCGCGCCGCGTTCGCACTACGCCCGCCCATCTGCGAAAGCGCGCCGCGCAGTTCAGGCGTCTGCGCCATCTGGCCAAGCACATATTCTCGAGCTTGAGAGTTGATAGCCATGTTAGTAAACCTCTCATCAATTTGCGGACACAGTTAGTGTCGGCATTGCTTTGTTTTGTGTGGCGTTGGTCATATCGCAACCCATTCAGTGTCGGGGTCGCCGACAACAGCCTTGAGGCGTATTTTCGAGTATCGACTGGTCAGCACGGTGACCGTCGTGATTCCGAGAATGCGTTCGGGGGGAGTCGGCACGATGCGAACTTCATTCGCTGCCGACATCTTAACAACGCAAAACTCTCGGCCACGAGCCGCCAATGGCAGGGTGATCGTGACGTTTTGCAAGGAGGTGTCGACCAAAACAAGTTCATCTGCACGACTGAGTTCGTAGTCACTCGCCACCGGTTCAGTCGGCTCCACAGACATCAGTTGAAGCCTGTCGGAGAAGTCCAACGGGACTCGAGGATGCGTATGAAGGTAGCAATAGCCGTTACCGGCCAGCTGGTCCAGCTCGTTGTCGGTCAGCGCCCTCATTTCTTCAACGTCCAAGCTTGTTCCGCGGGGTCTGGAAACGGGTTGGCAGCCCCTTTCCCCAGGATAGGAGCGAGCACCAGAATGAGGGCAGAGAGCATGTCAGGACTCCAAAAGGTTATGTGCCACTCGGCGGGCCCAGCCGCGACTGAAGGTAGGCCACGTGCCGAGGTCCGTCAAAAACATCAGTCGAAATCCGTTGTACCTCTTCGCCAATTTTTGGGGGTCTGTGGCCCGGACGGCCGCTAGAGTTTTCGGGCCGATAATCCCGTCATCATCCACCGCCGCTGCCCGCTGCAGCCACTTGGTGGCCTGGACCGGCCCCGAGTTGTACGCCCCATCAAACAGATCGAATCGAATGGAGTCCGGCATGAAATCCGCTTTCACCTCGTCCCAATATGCGGCCCGAGCAATGCGTTTGGCCTCGGAAAGGGGGAGCTCCCTCATATCCCCCTGATACCCATGCTTTCGAGCCACCCGCTGAGTGACCCCATACCGAGTGGCCCCTCCTGGATCCTTCGGGTGGTTGACAAACCCGCCCTCGTGACTCAGAAGAATGTCAAACGCTTTTTCGAAATTCATAGTCAAGCCGTCCTCTGCCAGAAATAAACGGCCAAGTACGGCATGCGGTTTTCATGGGCACCGCCGCCGCCTTGATAAGACACCGCGTGAGTGTGGTTGGCCGAGTTGCTACCAGTCGTAAATGTGTGGGTATGGGCGCCCTCGCTGCTCGTAGTGCCGTTGGCTTCGAGCGGCATTGCGACTCCCGGAGCGCCCCCTCCGCCCGCGTAGGCAAAGTATCCGCCGTCGCTCAATGGGGTAGTATGGGTGTGGGCGCCTGCGCTCGCCGTGGTGCCTGAGTGGGTGTGGTTCGCGCTCTGCGTTCCGGTCGCACCACCATGGTGGTGACTGGGCATCTCGTCGGTGGTCAGTGTCACCCGAGCCGCGCCGCCAGTCGCCCCAACCGCGTAGGTATCACTGCTCAAGGTGCCCACACCGATCAGCGTGCGCCCCTGTGCAATCTGCGACCACGTGCCGCCGATAAACGTTCCGGGGTTGACGTTGCTGGCGGTGATGTAGACTGCACCAACCGGGAATAGCATCAGCACCGCTGCCGCCAACCCAGCCGGGGTCACCGCACGAGTGGTGTCCACTCCTGCAGCGGCCTCTGCCGTTGTTGCCAACTCCACCAACCCAGTGCGTGTTTCGGTCGCAGTACGGCCAACTAGCCCAGCTGTAGTCACCGCCCGAGTGGCGTCTACGCCGGCTTGAACTTCCGCCAACGTGGCGAGTTCAATTAGGCCAGTGCGTGTTTCGGTCGCGGTGCGTGAAGACAGCCCGGCCGGAGTGACAGCCCGAACATCGTCCGTTCCAGTCTGGACTTCGGGGTCAGTCGCGAGTTCGATGATACCAGAAACTGTGTCACTTGCTACCGGGAACGTGATCGCATGTGTGTGGCTGGTGGAAGTAACCGCATTCGTGGTTCCAGTGGTCAGGGTTGAGGGGGCGCCCAGCGTCAACGTACGGTCGGCGGTAAGGTTGCCTCCTCCAGTGAGGCCGTTGCCGGCGATTATGCTGCGGGTGTTTGTGGTAGCACCGAGGTTTGTCAGCGCATTCACAGCGGTTGTTGCACCTGTGCCACCTTGCGCGATTGGAAGCGCGGTTTGTAGCGTCAAACCCGCCGGTGAAAGCGCCATGCGCTCGGCGCCACCAGCAGCGAAACCAATCGTGTCGTTGGTTTTACGATACAAGCCGGTGTTCGTGTCCAGAGCGAAGAACAACGACGGCGCCGTCGGCCCGCCGTCTGTCATCGAAAGCGTGCTGGTCACCGTCGTGGTGATCGCGATCGTGATGTTCACACCATCTGAATACAGCGCAGTTTTCTCGTTGGCATTGAGCACGACCACGCCCGCCGCAACCGCTGCAGTCTTCAGAGTAACGGTATGGGCACCCATCCCGTTCTCGACGCTCACAAAGTAGATGTTGTCGATAGAAGGAAGAGTCAGGACAATCGGCGCTGTCGCGGTGCCAATGATGCGAATCATGCGACCAGAAACGTCGCTGCTGGACAACGTTGCATCGCCCGCCGCCGCGTTGATCACCAGTTCGGTAAAGGTGAAATTCACATCCTGGCCAAAACCGACCGTGACCCAATTAGTGCCGGTGCTCATGAGGATCAGCGAGTCACCCGGCGAAAGCGTCCAAGCGCCGACATCGTTGATGCTTTGGCCCGAGAACGGCACCACTGAGGCATTGCCGAGAGCGCTGTTGCGCATGAAGCAATAGAAGCCAGAAGCCACCGCCGTCGCATCGGGGGTGGTCACCGTGATCGTGCCGACTTCGACGTTCAACAACTGGCCGCGATCTTCTTCAACGATCTGGTAGTCGGAATCAAGACCTCGATGCACAGCGGCAACCTGGATGGTGTTGCCGGCAGCAGCTTGCAGCCCTTCGCCCGCGAGCAACGCGGCGTCCGCGCCCGAAGTGCCAGTGCCGTATGTGAACATCGACCAGACGCCAGCCGCGGTCAAGTTGTTCGTGGTGTAAATGTACTTGGCTTCACCCGCCGCCAGCGTCGTGATCGGCCCACCCTCAGCATCGAACAGATCGATCGATTCTGCTCCGACGTTGCGGATCACCAGATCTTGACCGACGCTCGCCTCGTTGGCGGGCGGCAACAGAAGCTGCAACCCCGCTGCGGCGGAAATTTCCAAGATGTTCGTGGCCAGATACTGATCAGCGACCTCGCCCGAGAAGTTCGCTGACCATGCGAGCGTGCCGCTGTCGTTGAGCGTCAGGCGCGAATAGGTGGCTTCCGCGGGTGGAACGGTAAATGTACCAAAAACGTCGTTATAGTTAGCCATTGTTCGGTTCCTTCCCACGGATTTTGGTTGTTCTGCGAGTCAGCACCTGGAGCCGACGTTCACACGAAATCAGCAGAGCGAATGCCATCAACATCAACACCGTGATGTAGTCTGGCACGCCGCCCGTCGCAATCCACCAGACGCGAGCAACAGCTCCGACCATCGTAGTCCAGATTGCGAGCCGCACAGCCATATGGGTGTCAGGGCTCATACGAGCGAGAGCAGGTTCTGCGCGCCAAATGATGACGCCACAAGCGATCAAGCCGATTGTTTGACAAATGAGGTCAATCATTGCTTTTCTCCCTGAACCACCTGCGCGCCAACGAAATGACGCCTTTCCCTAGCACGTCCATTGTGAGCAAGCCGAACGCCAGTGCCAACGGGAACTTTGCGATTGGCGGATCCGCTGGCAGTTCGAGCAAGTGGATCGTTAGAGGTGTACACCAAGTGGCCGCGAGGGCAGAAAGCACCACGCGCCGCGAGCGGACCAAAAATGCTGTTGGTTCTTGGTACGTCAGCGCGAGCCAGCCGCCCGCTGCACCTGCAAAGAGGAGCTCGGGGTACAGACCCATGGATAAACCAAAAGTCGAGAGCATTTCGATCCACTTTTCCACTCAAGTGTCTCACTCGGTGTCGTCGGGCAGCCTCTCAACTGCGCTAGTTCCATCTCGCATAAATCTTACCTGCTCACTCAACGGCTTAGTCATTGCCATGATCTTTACTCCTTGTCTTTCTTGGTGTCAATCTTGTCTTCGATGCGATCAAGCTTTTTGAATAGCGCAGCTGAGAACTGATGGAATTCATCCTTGGGCACATAGCGGGATGGTAGCTCTTCCCGCAAGCGTGCAAGATCAGATCTCAGCTCTTTGATTGCATCCCATATTTGTCGTGCAAACCACCCCAAGGCGGCAAGAGCACCGCCTAGGAGTGAGTTAATGATGGATTGTGGTATTTGATCCATAGGGTGCAGTCTCTAGGAGGTTACTAGACGCTGTCAACGCATTTGCGCCTCGCTGGTTATGTGATGTTGTTCGCGTTAACACTGGTTGTCGCGCCGCTGATAAGAATCTTAGTGGCGCTCACCACATTACGAACATCGTTGCTAGTGGCAATAACACGATCACTGTTTGTTGTGTAGAAAGCGTAACGGCTGAAGCCCTCGACGTAGCAGCCGTTTACGATGATGGAGTTGTTTGTGCCAGTACCGAATGACCGTATGCCATCTTGGTCGGTAGCCGCTGCGCTGCCTACCAGATGTGCGCTATTTATCGTGACCTTGGAACTGTTTTCGATAGCGATACCGTGGCCGTTTGTAGACAGGCTACTGTCGTACTGCCCCCCCGAAATGGATACACGTTCCGAGTTGCGGATGTATATGGCACTCCTGCCAGATCCCCCAAGGCTGCTGACAGTATTGGAAGAAAGTGTCGCCCCAAACGTGTAGTCCAGAAGAATCGCATGATCCACTGTGTCACTTATTTGATTGCCAGAAAGAACTAGGTTGATGATCTTGTCGGTTCCAAAGCCGTGACCTAGCGCACTAATCCCGAATGATCCTGTACTCTCAATTATGTTATCGGAAACCGTAATGCGAGGTAGACCGATAGAATTGTTTAAAAACTGCTGGACATGAACTCCACCAACAACGGTGTCTCTTATGGTATTAGACGAAAACACCGTGCCAGGGCCGCGAAGTACGGCTCCGCCGTAACAGCCCGTAATTGTGTTGCCGATAAATTTCCAGTGATAACAAGGCTCATGGCAATCAACGGCCCATGTCAATTGCCCTGTAGAACCACAAGCAAAAACACCGTTTCCAGCGAACTCAAACCCCAGAGAAACAACACCGACAAAAGCTCCCCCAGCTATGGCGTGGCGTGAACTGCAAAGCCGATTTCCCGAAGCGTTGCCACCAACGCCGCCGTAAACCGCGATTGCATAGCCAGTGTTTCCAATAGAGCCGCCGGGACTGGTGGATCGAGCAACATCACAGTTGTGTGCCTGCGGTGCAATACAGTTAGCGAATGAAACACCTGTATCCTCTGCATCCTCGATGGAAACGTCTCGGCACACGGGCGTGTCGCAGTAGTTAAACCTAACTCCGCTATGCGCCGACCCAACACCACCGCACAAGATGCGACCGCCCTTGATACTGGCCCTCTCCAGCATCGTCACCTTGGTGATTCTCAGATTCAGTGACTCGGTGTACGCGAACGGAGACGGCTCCCATGTAGTGATTTGCGTTCCGCTGTTGACAGTACGGATTCTGGCAATGTGCCCTAGCGTCCCTTGAAATGGATCGCCACCGGGGGCGTATGGGTCGTTGGAGCGCACCATAATCCAATCGTTCGCAACCAATCCTGATGTACTAGTCAAAGAAATTGCCGTTGATCTGGCCGCAATGTTGGCGGTCACATCTAAATCTGGGCCGACCGCACCTGAAAAAGTGAGAGCAACTCGGTCCCCCAGAGACGTTCCGACAGAGACACCGCTGTAGTCAAGCGTCGCATCGGGGGCCAAGACAAGCGCCACCGCTGAAGAAACCGTCAAACCAGATGAGAGTCGATATGTGCCAGCAGGAAAGAACAGCCTCTTGCCGGCGGACGCATTGATTGCCGCCTGAATTGCCGCAGTATCATCAGTCATCCCATCGCCCACCGCGCCGAAGTCCTTGACGCTGACGACTTCGCGCGCCTTGTCCTGCATCGTGCGCACGACGGCTCCTGCGCCGGCCTGCTGAAAATTGACCATCGACTGCGCTTCCACCAGCACCGCATCGGTCGCTTCCTTCACTACGACGGTGTCGGCATAAACCTGTTGAGTCTGCGCCAGAATCAACGCGGCAGGCGCTGCCAAGTTGATAAAGTCAAGCGTGGCCTTTTTCGTAACCCCGTTCTGGACCAGAGGCATGATTTCCGAGCCATTCAGCACTTCGGCCTGCGGAAGATCAGTGATTCGTGTGCTCATGTATTAATCTCCGGCGGGAAATCGATCGGATCATTGTATTCAGTTCCGATGAAATCGGGTTCATCCAGGGGCACGTTTTGTTCCGGGCGGGGATTACGTACCGCGATTTTCTCAGTTTTTCTGGCAGGATACCTGTAAGGATCCTTCACGTCTGCGCAATGAGGATGCACGCGCAATCCTGGTGAATTCACATCTGACACCAGATCGTCCAGGTAAGCCTTCAGCTTGCAGCGATCACAAATCGCTACAGTCAAAGCGCCGCCGAGACGGGGTGGCAGATAACGGGGCATGACGGGTGACCTCCTAGACCATTGTACCACGAAAACTCGAACGTTAAACTCTGTATGAGGCAGTTCGAGGGCATGGGCGCGCGAGGGGGATTAGATTGATTACGGCGTTGGCCCGGTTGAAGTGCTTCCGAATGCCTCGCCGTCCCAAACCCAAGAAGTCGATGTCACTGGATCGGCAAAGCTCAGGTCTGGGAACGCACCCTCAACGACCATGACCCCGCAGATTTCGTACCAGTCGCCTATTTCCCACGGGAAGCCAGTCGCGTTGAAAAGAGACAGCTGAACTCTTGTGATTTCGGCGGGTTGCGTGAAGATAACAACTGGTAGCGTTACCATCCGGTTTGCAGGAACGTCGACGTTTCCGGCGGACGTTTTAGCCACTGTCGACCCCCCAGCGGGTTGATGTTCGACGTCAAAATTAATCCGCTGGGGTTTTGAACACCTGACAAGTACAAGGGCCGTATATGTTTTCCCCGCCTCCACTGGGATATTGTGCATGTACGGCCCTGCAACAGGAAGCGTTGGAGCCGCTGACCACGTAAGGCGCACAGCATGCCCCCCAAGCGGATTACCTGCCGCACTCGTGAAGGGCGCTGTACCACCTCCGGTATAGTACCATTTTCCTGAACCGGTGAGCGTCACAGCCCCGTTTGACTTCGGGAGGATCACGAGATTTTTTACAGTCGGTGTGGTAAATCGACTGTTTAGCCAATTGATCCGCCGCACTAACCACGTTATGGCAATATCAAATCGCGATCGCGCGTCTGGAGTGTATCCCCAGCGCCGCGCGTCGTTTAGCACTGCACCGGAAACCCGTAGAGCGAGACTCTTACCCCAGTCAATAACACCGCCCGGCTTTTCGACTTCGGCTTTAAGCACCGCCCACCTTGCATTCACGACAGCAAAAAACGCGGGGTCTGCCATCAACCGAATCCACCACTTCGCGTTTCGGATGTACCAGCCGGATGACGGGGCTGAAAAATCAACAAACCCGTGCAATGCCACCGATCCGCCGCCGAGACTGCGGTCGCTATCCCACAGGGGGCCAAAGAAAATCTTTCCCAGACTAGAACCAGAGTCCGCGACCTTGAACAACTTGCAGGACGAAAACATCACGGCGTCCGCGTTTCGCGTCAGTTCTGATACTAGGTACCAGTTTGCCCACGACTCCATGTCGATGTACTTCGCGTAACCTAGCTCCGGATCAAGCCAGTTGGCACCGTACAGCGCGGCCTCGAATGCGGTAAAGCGGGCCGTGATGTACGAGATCTGCCCGGCACTCGGGTCTTCCGGTTCCTCAAACTGAACCGGCACGTTTTGATTCGGGGAGCGGAAACCAGCGGCCCCTTCTGACTCCATGCGTTCATTAACCTCAAACATAAAGTTTTCTGTAGCAGGGTCTGCGACGCTGCTTCCCTCCGCTGTAACGATTGGCAACCGGCTTGGCCCCGACTTCACAGGCTCAAGCATCTGATACAGGCCCTGGTACAGCCCATTCAGATATACCTCGCAGTAAACCTCTTTGGGGGTCCATTGGGCTGACAAGCGACGGGCCATCTCGAACGCTACGGCGTTTCGGATGCTTGTCTTGTCGAGGTAGTTAGCAATCGCGCGGAAAGACTTCTCAGCGGGTAGCCCCAGCAAGCTGACTGCCGACGAAAACTTAAGCTTCATCGGCTTTTTTGGCTGTGCCCACGTTGAGTGGCCGTGACCTGAGACTGTAAATGCGGTAGGGGACAGCGCCGGCACGTTGTGCCCGTTTGGTTCTACAGAAATCGTCGCAGGAATGTACACCCCCAAAGCTGGGTCAGGAAGCTCAGCGCCACCGTCTGTGACGATACGCACAATCGGCAGCAGTGGAGCGACCGGGGTTGACTGGCGATATTCCTCCGTATTGATGCGCCCAAAGAGGCCGTCAAGGCGGATGACATTTGTCCCGACCGGCGCGTCAAGCACGATAACTTCGTGCTGTCTGGTTACTCCGACGCGCGCCACCCCTACAGGCTTCGCCACACAAATAGCCTCTGTATCAAACACTGGCAAAAGTGCCGAAAAAAGCTTTGCGATAACCGTGTTGGTTTCAAGCGTGCCGCGCACTTCGCCAGAGAACTCGTAATTGGCAGCGTTGATGCGCATCTCGGCGCGCGAGGATGTGATTCCCGTCTCAAGTATGAGCGGCATCCATGCTTGGGGCGCGGTCAGCACTGCAGCGTTCTTTACGGCGTAGGAGGTTTCGACCGCAGCGGCTGCGGCGGGGTCAAATACAACCCCCCCACCCGGGCTCGTTGTATAGCCCACCAGCCCAAACGCTTCCCTCAGCGCATGTTTTTGATCTTCAGTAGGGGCGGAACCCCCGGGAACCTTGCCCACCGTAGCGGAAGAAGCCATGTTGATCACTCCGAAAAAAGTACCAATTGCCCGTCAATCACCAGCGGGAGACCATCTACCATAAGGTAAATGGGCGCTTTAGCCCCCGCGATGGCCGCCAAACCCGTGGTCAAAGGATGATAGGCCAACGGCATTAGAATACCCTCACGGAGTCAGTCACTGTGGAATCTTCCCAGACTTTGATAACCCGCACGGGGATAACCTGCCCCGCCCCGGAGCTTACAAACAGGACCTCACTACCCTGAGCGGTGGTCACGTGGAGATTGCCAGCACTCCCGGTGATAATGACCGAGGGCTCAAAGGTGTTAACGTCGCTCGGAACCACCGGAGCGGCATCATCGGGGTAACTCGGATGGGATGGGCTGGGGCTGGTCTTGGCCATTACGAAAGCTCCTTCAGTTTGTACAGGGTGCTTCGAACACGTGGGCAATAAGGTCGTTGATCATCCTTCAGTCCTCAGGAGAGTCTGATCGCCGCCCAAGCGGCGCTGAGCTTCATTCGAGACAGCCGCTACTGCACGATCGAACAGTCCCTGGAATTCTGCAATACGTTCTGAGCGCTTCAGGAATGGTTGCGCTTCCAGCAGCGAAGCGTACAGCAGTAGTTGGGGCGCGTACTGAGTGGTCCAATTGACCTGGTTCGACTCGCTCAAAGGCAGCGGGCGCTCGAAATACGCCAGCTCAAACACCTGGGGCTCTGCAGGAGTCGGGACCACGAGCAGATGCTCGTAATCGTAGTCGCTGTAATACACGGGGTCGCCCGTCTGTGACAGGTCTGGCCAGTACGACCTAACGTAACTGTATCCTCGCTGCTTCAGGAATACTACACTGCCGTTCTTGACGTAGAACCAACTGGAGGTTTCACGCCACCGGGAAGGCTTCTCAACCACCGCGTCGGAGGCATTGAATGATCCAGAGGCATACCGTACGTAGCCAAGCCCCCGCACCTCAGCCGCAATGCGATTCTCGGCCAAGGCGATGAAGCGGGGGATTTGAGCGATGAATGGAGCGTCGAAACGCTCGGCATACTGCTTCACATCCTCAATCAGCTGGGAATATGTTGTAGTAGCGGCCATAAGGCATTACCTCGTATAGACCCGAATGTTCGGAGCCAGATAGACCGGAGCGGAGTCAGTCTCACTCCCCTCAACCTCTACGGTCATGCCCTGAGCCATGGACTGGACCAAAGCCAGCCTCTCGGCGCTTACTCCCGGCAACTCGAATGCGAGACGCAGAGCAAGATGCCAGCATACGGCCTCCATCCAGCGGGATGGGATCTCGAGTTCGTTGGTCAAAGACCCCACGTCTTCCGGCTGACGGTAATAGTACAGAGACAGGCGACGGGTCGGGTCGTTCGGGACTGGCCACAATGTGATGCGAGGTTCGATCAGCTTCTCAAACCAGTAGTTAGTTGGTTGAGCTGATTCAAAGGTCTTATTGGGTTGACCCGCGTAGTCGTCCCGGTTGAACGGGGTGATCTCAATGTCCCGATAACTTCCATCCCCTCGGGGAATGGAGAGTAACAGGTTGAGAACCTCTAGAGCCCCATCGGGTAGCTGATAAGTGGCCTGTCCCGGGACCAGTGGAATGATAGCGTGATCCACGCACCACAGGTTCAGTCCTCGAGAGCTAAGGCTCATCAAGAACATGAACAGGGTTTCCCGAGAGGACTCCCAGGTTTCAGCAGTCAAGGAAGCGGGGCTCAGCCCGCAACGACGGATGGCCTTCTCCAGCAACTTGGCCGTATTGATACGGGTTTGCCCCACCGTGCCCGAAGTGGCCATCCGTCGTTACCTCATCAGAACCGACCGCCGGTATACAACACGGTCACGCGAGCGGAGCCGGCCGTGGGCTGGCCGTCGCTGGTAACAGTGGCGTAGACCGAAGTGTTGGCGCCGATATCGTCCATCGCGGCCAATTGCGCCGCGGTGAAAGTCGGGCGAACACGGCCCGCAGTCTTGGCATTCACCGCGCCTGCGTACTGCGTTCCGGCAGAAGCCGAACCGACGGTAAGCGTGGCCGAGGTCAGCGAGTTGAACGCGGTCAGCACATCGACCACGATGTCGACCAGTTGGCCCTCCATCGGGAGTACGAACACCGCCTCCTGCACCAGGTCCGTGTCGAAGTTGATCAGCGCGGTCTGTGACATCACAGACGAACCGACGCCCCGGCCCGAAGGGTCTTCCGAAACTCCGTCGCCTGTTTTCAGAGCGCCTTGCATGTAAGTCGACATAGAAATCTCCTTGAATCCTTGTTTATATTATCACGATGAACGCCAAGTGTCCATGCAAATCGAGGCCCCTGAGGGCCTCGATTTCACCCGGATTAGGCGCCGGCGTTGCCGTACATGTTGCGCCAGTCAGTCCAGCCGGACCCGAAACGCATCGTCGACTTGTAGCGCATCGAGTCGGTTTCGAAGTCGCCTTCCATACCCTTGTCAACCTTACGGCGCCAGAGCACCTTCAGGCCATTGCGGGCATCGGTCTGGACGAACCAGGCCGACGGAGAAGTGAGACGGGACATCACATGAGCGGAGTCCATCAGCGAACTCGACGACTTGATGGGGTTCAGGTCGTTGTTGCTGGTGCCGGCACGAAGCACGGATTTCAGCAGGACTTCGGCTTGAAGCATGTTGCCCGGATGAACCACCAGCTTCTTCGGAGTCAGGCGGATTTTCTTGCCTCGGGAGTCCTGGGCCTGACGAATCGTGATGATCGACTGCTCCAGGGACGTCTGAGACAGGGCCGCCGGGGTCAGCAGGTTGGACTGCACACCGCCGATGATCGGATGCGATGCCGAAATCAGCGCCACACCGTCGCCGCCTTGATACGAACCGTTGAAAGCTCGGTTCAGGTGGTTGCAGGTCACGGTTTCCATGGTCTCGTCCATCGCCTGGGCGAGGTGCTTGGAGTAGGTCGAGCCCACACGGATGTGGTCGCCGTCCTCGACCAGGACTCGGGTCAGCGCGAACGCCAAGCCGTAGACGTCGTAGGTGTAACGCTTGACGTAGAGCTCGCCGCCCTCGTCATACGTCACCGGTTGACCATCGGGCAGAACGGGCGCCGCACCGAAGCCGAACAGCACGGGCTCTTCGTGGTACGCTCGCTTGATGCCCTCTTCTTCGGAGAAGATGGCCTTGTACTCGTCCTTTCGTTGCGTGTAAACGCCGTCGAAGGCTTGGTTCAGGATCGGCTCGACGATCGACCGAAACTGGGTACTGCGCATGATTGTTCCCGCCACAATAATTCTCCTTGACGTTAGCGGTTAATTTTTCATACCCAACCGATAACCCTGAGCAACCAACTCCTCTGCTCTTTCAACTGAAACCCTAAAACGATGTTCGCCATCATTGACCCACACCATCCCTTTGCTCACGCCCATCTTTGCGCGCGATTCGACAGTATGACTCTTGCCAGTAAAACGCGGCTGACTCGCAATAACCTTCAGCCTGTGTTCTTCCGACAACTTGGCGCCCTTATTCCAGGGTGTGCGGCCTTTCATGGTTTCAGAATGATTTTTACGCCACTGTTCCGACTGCGCAAAACCTCTGACACCATCCCCACCACTTGTCTTATTAGACAAACGGACATCCATTCGTTTAAGGCACTTGATCAAACCAACTTCCAGATCAAAAGCGATCTGCTCTGACGAGCATTCGATCGTCCCGACCAGGATGTTTTCTGCGCCATACTTACGAACAATGTTTCTGTGATGCGGATTAGACCGGTTCAGTTCATAAGCCCTACCATCCTTGCCTTTGCCAACATAGAAAATGCCAAAAGCATTCTCAGTGTTGGGTCTAGCGTGGAGGTAGGCGTAGTAGCTCATGGTTCAGGTGTGAATCAGATGGCGACTTTGTTCGCCACGTACTGGTGTTGTGCGATCTGCACCAGAACAGTGGGGAATGGGTTGGTGGTGGCGCCGTACGCACCGTCGCTGCCGAAGCCGACGATGCGGAACTGGCCTTGCACTGTTGCACCGACGAGCGTGGCATCCAGTGCCATGGTCGAATGGCCGGTAACGGCATTCGGCGTGCCCGCCACGAGGTCGGCTTGATCACCGATCGCGGATTGCACGTAGGCCGAGCCGCCAGTTTCGACCTGGACTTCGAACACGTTGTCGGGGTCGTCGTAGACGTAGGCCACGATTTCGGTGGCACCAGCGACTGCGCCGGGCCAACGCTTGCTGAGGGTCGGCTTGCCCGCAGCGTCCTTGTACTGGACGCCGGCGAAAACGCCAACCAGATCGGCGGTTGCGGCACCGACGATCAGCGTACCGCCGGTGGCCAGGGAGACGGCGTCACCATAGCCAATGGCCGTGGCGTACGTCGCGTCGATTGTGTAGGCATGTGCCCGCGATTGCCCCGAAGGGTGCTTGCGGAGCAGAAAGCCAAACGGGGAGGCAGTGAGTGCCATGGTTCAGTCCTTATCCGAATGTGGGAGTTCGAGTCGGGCGGGCCAGGGTGTCGAAACCCTCGCGCTGACCGAGTCTGTTGCCTTCGCTATCTTGCTCGCCGAGGTCCAGATTCGCCTTGAGCATTTCTTCTTCTCCCATCGGGAGCTCGTGATGGAAGTACTTCATCACTTCCTGGTAGAGCTCCTCGGGGATCTTGAACAGAAGCATCTCATTGCAGGCGATACAGCCCTCGAAGTCGCCTTCCTGAACCCTGAATTGATGGAAACCCGGGATCTCCGTGACCTTCACCGGCTCGTAACCCTTCTGCATGCGTTTGTAGATAGGATCGGAGCTGTTGGTCGTGGAAAGCCAGCAGTAGTGCCAGCCGGGCCTCGCCGGGGGGGTCGGGAGTACTTCCTGGTGCCACTCAGAGCGGATCATGCGAATGCGCTCTTCCATGGTCATCGAAGTCCCATCTTCCTGGGTTCGGGCGAAATCTTGAGTCTCGCGATCGGCTCGCACGTCCGGGGCCGCCGACTTTTTCAGCCGGTCCTCATTACCCATCACTTTGCTGTCGCTCATCTGATCGCTCCTTAAGCCTTGTTGCCATTCTGTTGATCGTATTCCCGGAACCGACGGACCGCTTCAGCCCGTTGTTTCGGATCATCCCAGAGTCCAGCATCCTTGAGAGCTTGGACTCGTTCGGCCGAAAGCCGAAAAGATTGATTCGAAGTACGTGACCCGCTATCCTTACCGGAACCCGAAACAGTGGTTCGAGGCTTGGTACCACTGATTTTACCACTATTTCCGCGGTGCGGGAGATACTTTTTCACTCGCGTATTCAATTCCTGCCAATACTCTCGAGTAGTAGGGTCCCAACCCTCCTCGGCCAGCTGCTGGTCCAGGGTCAGAGTGATACGGGAATCAGGGTCGCGGCCGGAAGGATCATACCACTTGTTGTTGTCCATCCAGTTCCTGGCCTGATCCACAAGCCGGGGGTCCAGGGGCTGAGGTGTCGCCTGGCGCCGGCGATAGGACTGCTCGTAGGCCTGAAGCTGGTTGAACTTCTGCTGAGCCTGGAGCATCTTTTCCGTGGCGTCCGCCACCAGGGCTCCGTTGCCAGACTCGGTGGCCACTCGAATCTGGTCCTTGAAGTAGGCGTATTCCTGGGCCGTCTGCTTCTTCGCGTTGTCCAGCTGAGCCAGTTCCGAGCCAGTATTGCGGCGCTCGATACCCTCCACCTTGGAGCGAAGCTCATCGATCACCGCCTTGGAGGCGGCCAGCTCACGACGGAGAGTGTCTTCACGCTCTCGCTGAGCTTGCTTTCGCTGTTTGCGTTCTTCCCGACGACGGGCTCGAATAGCTTCTCGATCTTCGTCGGAGTGACTGGAGAGGTCATCCTCATCAGGGTCATCCAAGTCATCCGACCCCTCTACGGAGACCTCTTCCCGGTCGGTCTCCAGATGGTCATCCGACTCATCCGACCCCTCGGGCTTCACTTCTTGGACCAGCTCTTCGCCGGTTTCCAGGTCAAACTCGATGTCTTTCTCAGCCATCTTCATCACTCCTTGTTGAGTTGTTCTTTCAGTGCGTAGCCCATCAACGGCCACATCTTGTCGACTGCGTTCTGACGGGCGATCTTGCGGCCGAGCTCGGCGTCGAAGTTCGCCGGGCTGGCGCATGCGCTCTCGCCGGTCACGGTGAAGCCGTTGCGGAGCACGAGGACGCAGAAGGTCAGGAGCGAAAGCGCCGGGGGAGCCACGTCGCTGCCCTTCGGTGGATTGAACGCTGCGAACGCTCCTTGCTCGGCAGTGAAGTAGTGCTCACTGGCGATGTTCGCTTCGATGTCAGCCGGCGTGACGCGCGGCGCGGTCAATCCTTTGGAGCGGATTTCCCGTTCAATGTCATCGTCGGTCATCGCACGATCACCCAGTCTTCGGACAGCATGTCACTTTGCGAAGCCAGCCAACCCATCAGGATCTCGCCGGTCGCTGTTTTCATCGTGATACACGGCAGGACGGTTGCGTGACCCCCGTTGTCTTCGGCATATCGACGGTTGTTCTCCGACCAGAACCCCTGAGAGGGGATGCTTCTGGCCATTGCTAGCGAACCCCCATCGCAGGACAGCGAGAGCCACATCCCCTTGCCATTCCAGCCAGCTCGGGCGACTTTCTCGCCAGCCTTCAGGGCTCGGAGAGCGTCACCAAAATCCATGACTTCGTTGTCCATGTCAGAGGATCTCGTCAAGTTCTTCGAAGGCCTCGGGATCGACCCGAGCGATGATTTCATGGTCCGAGAACAGGCAGAACAGGGCCGTGTCGTCCGTTCCGGGGATCTTCCGTTCGAAGCGGTCGCCGCCGTACTTCGGAATGCGGACCAGGTGACCCGGTTCAGCCCACACGCCTTCCGGCCAGCGTTCGCCCGTACTACGGTTGCAGAAGGCGATGGGTCCGACGGTAAGAACCTTGCCCAGTTGGGTGGTGACCTTGTTGAACTGCTTGGTGTCATCCACCAGAATCAGGCCGGAGGCCGTCTTGGTCCGAACGGTGCGGAGTTGAACCAGGATGCGAGTTCCCAGTGGATGAACCCCCGGGTTGACCTCGGGAAATGCGTCTTGAAGTTGCGATGCTGGAATCATACGATTCTCCCTCCCAGATGTGGTCCATCCACCCGAAGCGTCTGGGTGTCGCTTCCTCGCTGGCCGGCGAGTGTGGATGGATTACTTGTCAAACTCTTCCAAAGCGTTGGTCAGAATCTGTCTGGACTCTTTCAATCCCCGAAGACGGCCCTGGGCCAACCCCAACTCATACAAGGACTCAAAAGCCTTCGAGCCCAGGGCCTCCAATACCTCAGCCTCGCTCTCCCTGAGCGACATCAGTAAGCTATTGAAGACCTGGTCTTGAATCACTTCTTTCGGCCCTTCTTAACCGCTCCACCGCAACCACACCCACCCTCTTCGGGTTTCTTCTTGGGTTTCTTCTTTTGGGTCACGGGAGCCTCTTTACGAGAATTGATCATGATTTTACCCCTTATCGAGTGAGTTGTCACTAGCCAGTTTCGCCTGAATCACGCTCTCAACCAATTGCCGATCACCCTCCTGAGCCTTAATGATAAGTTGAGTATCATTATCATCCCTATTCTTCAGGAGCTCAGTCAGCTGTTTCTGGCGATTGTCGGCATCATTCTTCATAATCTCGACTTGTTGGGCCAGATGCTTAAGTTGCAGTTCCTGTTGGGCCATGAATTGGTCAAATTGAGCCTGCTGCTGCTTCAGGGCCATTTCAACCTGAGACTCTTGCTGATCCGCCTGCATCTGAGTCTGACGAAGCTGCATCGCCGCCTGGTCCGCCTGGGCCTTTCGCTGAGTGTCCATTTGAGCGATCTGAACACTGGCTTGAACCTCGGGGGGCAGCTGAGGCGGGGGCATGCGCTGTTGCAAAGCCTGCTGAGCCTGCTGCATCTGCTGGAGTAACGGCATGATCTGCTGCTGCCACATCGGACCGAGTTGCTGAGTAGCCATCATCATGGCCTGGTCCGTGGGCAGTCCCTGAGCCGAAAGCCCCTCCACGGCCATAGCCAACTGACCCGAATAAAAATACATCAGGTGCTCATTGATATGGCCCAGAATGGCCAGCAGGGGCTGAGGGGGGACGAAGGGGTTCTGAATCACCCAGGGGGCTAGGATATGGCTCAAATGAGCCTGAGCGTGGGCCAGATGATCCTGGTCCGGACCGACCTTGATCTGTTGGCCCTCCTGAATGACCAAGAAGTTCTCAACCAGCGGTTCCTCGGTGATGGGGTCTTTGGGAGCTGGCAACAGCTCATCAATGGCCTCCACCCGCATCTGCTTCAGGGCTCGGCGATAAACGTTGATCTTGTTCCAGGGCACCGCCTGATCCTGGGACATCTGCACGATGGACTGAACCTGAGCAAACCGCTGGGCCTCGGAAAAGATGGTGGGGTCACTGACTGGTAGAACATCGAGAGACCCCTGAAAGTCCTCAGGGGTGACCAGCACCTCCCCCAAATCCTCCGCGACTTGGTCGGGATTCAGGAAGTCCTCATTGATGCGGTGCAGGATCTCCAGAGTCTTTCGTTGACTTTCATGCAAGCGGGCATGGATCGCCGAATAGGTGGGAGCGCCTTGCTCGATGAGCGCCATCGTGGTGCCCACCGGAGTTCGGTCCCCCACGTTCTGCAACGCATCATTACTGGAGGAGACCACTCCCTTGGCCAGGCCATAGATCTGCCCCATCAACTCCAGAAGCACCGGGCTCGGCGGGTTGAAAGGCATGGGCATGGCCAGCTTTCTGATATCATCGATACCAGCCGGACCCTCGATCTCCGTGACCTGAGTCACATTGACTTGAGTGTTCTGGCCCACCACTCGACCCGACTTCAGCTTCAGCATTGAAGCCGCGTTGTTGATATGAGCGGAGTCCAGGAGAGCTCGAAGGCTACCGGTGAGTGCCGCCGAAAGCCCTCCAATCAGGTGGGGAAGCCCGATGGCATAGGCCCCTCTCCAGGGGATGAACTTCCACTCAACGATCCAATCAAGCTTTCGAAACCGGGCGTCCGACTCTCTCCAGTTGCGATAAATGCTCAGGACCTTATGAGTGTCCTCGTCGATGGTCAGGATGTAAGGGGCCGATTCCCCTCCCGAGAGGGTGTCCTCCTCGAAGGCCCAATCGACCTGAATCTCCCACACCTCTCGGAGCCCATCCTCATTGTAGCCGTCCTCTTCTCGACCCTCGATCTTATCATTAGCCTGCTCAGAAGCTGACGGCTCAGGAAGATTGTTGGAGTCCGGAATAAAGATGTCCCGGTAGAGCCCCGACTTCACTCGACTCCGGAACTCCGTTCGACTGATGAGCTGCCGATGGGTTAGCCGAGGAGTGGTGTAGAAGTCGGTGGCTGAGTAGGGGAGATAGATGTCATCAATCGGAATAAATTCGGTGCGAGGCCGCCCCAATCGCTCATCATACCAAAACTTCTGGTACTGGCTACCACCCATGGGGAGCTGAGTCAGGAGTTGCTCCAACTCGGCTCGATACTCTCCAATCTGGGAAGTAAGTTGCCAGTTCATGAAGCGCTTCTTGCGCTCCGCGCGTTCCAGCTTCTGGGGAGTGGCTTCCCCTATTACCGAAGTTTTGACCGGTCCCTGCGCTGGGAAGAGTTCCCGAATGGCACGACTTGAAAAATCCACGCAGGCTTCTGCCAACACAGGATGAACCACGCGAGAGGCACCATCAAATTCTGCCCCTCCCGGAGCATCATCACCCAGGCCCGTGCGACGAAGTCCTTCTTCATATTGCTCATCCCTTTTCTTGCGAGAGGTCCTGTCTCGAACCACGGACTCATGCAGCTCTTCGGCCACCTGAATCATAAGGGTTTCAGGAAGCTTTTCGGCCAAGTTCTCATAGAAGTCGGACCCGTCCACCTCCACACTCATCATATCCTCGATGATGGCCGAGCCGTCCTCTTCCAGAATCAGATCATCCTCATCCATCATTTCTTTCCCTTCTTCTTAGCCCTACGTTGAACTTCCAAAGCGATGGCCACCGCTGGTTCTTGGGGCTTCCACGCCTTCTTACTGGCAGATTTCTTGAGCGGCATGGTTATCTCCCCAGAAAAGCATCCAGATCGTCGAAATAGTCCGGCTGGGTCACCAGGCCCCCACCCCTCCATTCAGGCAGATCGTCCAGGGGTTGGTAGCCAATAGGCAACCCGTCTGCAGTTTTCGGCACATTTTTCAACTCGTCCGGCGTGACATACTTGTCGCCAACCTTACGTAGGCCTGTATTCTTCAGGTCTCCGACCTGGCCCCAGTTGGTTCCCAATGGAGAGTTGCGAACAAAGTCCTGAACGAACGGAAGATATTCGTCCTTGGGGGCGAGGTTTTGTTTGCCCTTGACTTGCTTGATGCTAGGCTGAGCCCACCGAACCATTGTTTCGGGATGCCTCCGCAGGGCATAATGGGTGAAGTCCCAGAGGTCCTCTCCCATACCTTCCTCTAGCATCCGTCTATCAAGGAGCTCATAGGCCCCAAGGCCATTGATTCGATCAAACTCCCTTTCAAACCGAGAGTGGTCCCCAGATTTGTAAGCCTTGTCGACCAGCCTCTCAAAGTCGGGTTTGAGTCCCGGACCTACCTCCACCGTCACATGGGGTTCACCCTTGACGTCACGAAGGCTAAAAATGCGGCTGCGGCCTTCCAGCACCTCAGGGCAATAGCCGCCGACACAGTGCCCCATGGTATCGCCTTCATACTTGAGTTGCTTTTCTAGCGCACTCAGCTTTTCTTTGTATCTTTGAGCATTCTCAGCGCCCGATGGAATGCCCTCTTTGTACATCTTGGCCAGCTCTTCATCAGGGGACAATTCCACCCACCGCAACCCCTTCGGGTTCGGCAATTCGGGCGTATCTGGGTACTCGCGCAGCACAGCGGCTTTGTTGGCCAGTTCGGTGTTGGCCGCTGCTTGCTGAGCAGCACGCCATTTGTTGATAGCATCTACGTGCCGAACGGCTTTCTCCATCCCCATTTGCTGCATCTGCTCAGGGCGCAGGAGCAGATTGCGAGGCAGGCCGGACTCAGGGTTCATGGCGTTGCTGAGTTCATCAACGAGATGGTTGAAGCCTACTTCTCTTGACATGCCGGGGTCCACATAGCTACCAAAAAGTTGGGACTCTTCTGGGGCATTCCGCACCCTTTCCAGCCACTCCATGTCTTGACTGAACGACTTATTCTGTCTGATTGGGAATGGCAGAGGATTACCTTTTCCTACGTAATTTGGCTCAAGATGAATATCGGTCAAATTCTCCCAGCGTTGGGCCAAATCAGACTTACCTAGCTTGACGCTCGGAAAACCCCTGTCGCGTGCTAACTTACGAACGTAGTCTGCGCCAGAGCGAATGTCATCATTGGCTATCGGGTCGTAGTGTAGAATGCCCTCTTCAGCCAACTTACGAACAGGGTCTTCAGGTGTGGCCATGTCCCGCTTGATGTACTTCGTGAGCGGGCCTTCAATCCAGCGCCCGAGCGCCTCTCCAGCACGACCTAGTTCTGGATTTCCCATTTGCTCTCGCAGCGCTGCGAGTCGTTGAGGATCTGTTTCTCCAAGTCTTTCAAAAAGATTGCTGATTGAGCTTTCAACGCCGCCCGTAAGCCAATTCCCGCCGCGTGGCTTGATCACTCCGGCGAGCATAGCACCGAGCGCGCCTTTGGCCATGCTAGCGCCAGGAATGAGCATTTCGGCCACGCCAGCCGTTTCTCCGAGACCATACGCTTCCGTTTCGCCGGGACGCATTACAGACGCTTGTGAAGGTGCGCCGGCATAACCGCGCAACATCTCCAACACAGAACGACCGCGTGCTGATACGCCTTCAACGTCGAAGAATCGTGCATTTTGCTTAGGAATGCGCGGAGCCATGAGTTAATCCCTCATCCACAGGGGAGAGAGCTCTACGGGGCGCCCTCCAAATTGAATTTCTCTCCTTAGCAACTCTAGTGGAGAGCTTGAAAGACGGTCTTGGTAGATGCGTTCCATCTCTCCAGGATACCACTGAGAGGGTCTGAGATCATACCGATCGCCCTGAATCAGATTGATCGGAACGGGATCATTCCCGTATAGGTCCAGGAGAGTCTGCATACGGTGGCGACCCTCGTATCCAGCCTCAAGAGCTTCGGGATACTCATCAATCCAGAGTACAGGGGCGTCCCGGAGCTTATCCTTCTGAATGGATGGGCGCAGACTCTCCAGAATGCGTTGGTCATGCGAGGTGCTTAGGGGCGGAGTGCGCTCCAGGAACTCCGAGGGGCGCATAAGAGCGGTGGCAAATGGTGCCCGAGTAGGGACCAGCCCTTCTGAGAATCCACGCTGAGCCGCTGGAGATAACGAGGTGGATCGGGCCACCAGTGAGGGGGAGTACCGCTCCAGCGGAGTCTGCTCAGCTAAGAGCTCGGCTCGCTCCATCGCTCGATCCACCTCTTGTGGATCCAAGTTAAGCTTCTTGAGGGCTTTCAGAATAGCGGTGAGGGGTGAGGCCATGGAGAATTAACCCTCAGCGCGGTGCCGCGCCGGTGATCGCATCGAGGTATCCATTCTTGACCTCAGGATCGCGCATGGGCGGGTATCTACGAGACATGTACCACAGCTTTTCTTCAGGCGATTGGAATATGCGCTGGCCCAATTCGGAATGAATCAGGCTTTGTCCAGCTGGCAAATAGCCTTCAGCCGCAACGAGTTCAGAGGCCAGCTCTTCGACCAGCTCCCGCCCGGTGACACCCGCGGGGTATTTGGCTGGGTGCAAGGGCTTGACATAGTCCATCAGCTTGTTCAGGATGCCCTTCTGGGTTTCCTCTCGGCGGGTGAGCTCTTCCAGAGGTAGAGCCCCCACGTTTGCGTGTTGCGCTTCATGCGTAAGCACTTCGGGCAACACCCAATTCCAGGAACGGTTCGGGACTTGAATTCCCTCAAGGAAGCTGTGGGTGCCTCCGACAGACGAGCCATATTCCCACTCTTCCTTTGGCACAATCTTGTCCGGGGGCATGATCAAGTACCGCTCGGGGCGGGACTCGTAATTGGTAGCACCGCGATGAGGGAGGTATTCCCGCTCCTCCTCAAATCTGTCCAGGGCATAGTCCACATCTTCAGGAGAGAACCCGAAAGACTTGAGTCGCTCAACCAGGCCGCCTTCGGCATACTTGCGCCGGGGCATCTCCATAGTGCGTTTGTAGATCAGGTCCTGTGGATCGCGAGTCTCCGCGGCGGCGTCCGGGGAGAAGATTTCTGCCATGTGAGGCATATCCTGGGTCATGGAGTAGAGCCTCTCCGGCTCCCCCGCATCATGCGTGCGACGCTTCAGGACCTGAGAGACTGCGTCATCATACCACTTGGCTATCTTAGCCAGCGGAGCCCCCTCAGCATCTGGCGAATGAGCGAGTGCAGAAGCGGCCAGAGAGGCCAAGCGTGCCGGTTTTGAGATGGGAGAGAAAGCCACCTCCATAGCCAGCTCTGATGGTGTTTGAGGAACCAGAGCTGAGATGACTTCCCGAAAGTCAACCGCGTGGGGCTCATTAAGAAAGCGGGGAAGCTCTTCTTGAATGATCCGAAGTGGTGATAAGGGCGGTGTGGGAGCAGGAGCGGGAGCGGGAGCAGGCACGGGAAGACTCCTAAGGAGGTTATTCTATTATAACCCCAGTGGGGAGCCTTGTCCAGTGGAGACTAGCGAGCGTATGGGTTGGTGCGGGTAGTGGTGGAGACATAGTCATCATCTTCCTCTTCAGGGGCGTCGATGACCAGCCAACCTTGATCCTTCAGGAACTGCAGAGCTTGGCTGAAGGTGTCCACAATGTCATCATGCTCAACCAGCGGGAACGAGCACACCTGGTCGATGACTACGTCAGCCCAATCGGGGGGCTTGCCCTTCGTGTGACGGGACTCGGGTATGAAGACTACTCCCTGACACGGCAGGTTCGAGACTGCGTGCAGGCGCTGCACTTTGTCCGCCCTGCCAGGGTTATAGGGTCTGACGGGAACGGCCAGGGCGAGGTCTTGCCTCAAGGAGATGCCAGACCCTTTATCTTCAATCAGAACGACGTCCGCACGACGCTCATCACCTTTGGGTCCATAGTAGGAGTCTCGGTACTCTTTCTGAACCTTCTCACGCAGGTTGGGGTAGGACAGGTGATCCGACCAACCGTCTAGGAGAAGAACGGCGTATTGAATGTGGTTGGGGATGCTGTAAAGGAGTCGGATAGATGGTGGAATGAGAAAGACCCCCCAGGTAGTCTGAGCGGAGGGATCGGGGTCTTTGGTTTTGCGATCCTGAGTCTTTTCCGTGAAAGCTGTATCGTAGCTCTGAAGGATGATCTCGAATTTGGGCAGTGGAGTGGATGCCGGGAAGAGTTTGAACCAGTTCGGGCGAATAATGCCGCTCTCTCGTGGATCGATGATCTTCGCATGTAGCTCTTGGTCGCCTAGGCGAGTGCCCTCATACTGAGCTACCTGGGTGAAGAACGTCTTGGCAAGGTTCGCCTGGTTCTCATACGTCGAGCCCGTGGTCAGGACGACCTTCTCCGGCTCCTTCTGCGCTCGGATGATGAGGGAGCGAATCAGAGGGATGGGCTTAGGTGTGGTGGAGATAAAGACCTGAGGATGGATGCCCAGGCGGAGGCCGAACATGGCCATGTCCCACGTCTCTTGCGGATACTGCCAACCAGCCATCTCATCCATCCAGATGGCATCGTGCTGAGGTCCCCGGAGTCGTTCCGGCTCCTCCGCGGAGAACAGGGTGGCTATGGCCCCGTTCGGGAACGTCAAGCGCCGTTTCGAGGGCTCATACAGGGGCCGTTCACGGGGGTGAGCAACGGTAAGGATACCGCTCTCACCTTCCGTGGCGACGTCTCTCGTGTCAGCACTGGTTGGGGCGATAATTCCGATGCGCCGGTAGCCGTTCCGAACCCAGCGCAGGACTTGCTCTGCCCCCGTGCGAGTATTGTGAGTGGGTATGCAGGCGGGGGTGATCAAATACAGCCTGGACGGGTGATCCACCGTTAGGCATCGAACCGGGACCGAGGGACATGACTCCACTGACACTATGAATCGCCCGGTCAAGCGTGACGCTCGCTGAGCAGAGACTCTATCCCTCTTCCTTGGTAGGGAGAAGGGGTTCAGCTCGGGTCGAGGCCGGAACCTAAGAACATGACAGGGTTTGCACTGAGCGTCGGGCTTACCCGTGATCCGAGGCTGTTTAATAGACCGAGTGACCACATAACCCAAAGAGGAGATCAAGTAATAGGCCTGATCCGCCAAAGTCTGAGAGGTGGAATGATAGCGAGCCTGGTTCCCCTCCCGGTTGATGGTCCCGTCTGAGTCCATTAATCCTCTGAGAAGCTCTATGCGGTCATCCGCTGAGGAGTAAAGGTACTCATGTGGAATGTGTTTGTTTTGATGAATCCCCAGATACTTTAGCTGAGACTGGAGCGAATCATTGCTCTCATACTGTCCCCTGAGATTGCGGGAAGCTGGAGTAAGGTTAGACAACTTGACATCAAAGCAGGTGTCGGGCGAGGACTTATCCGGTCGAATCGTGGGAGTGATGTCCGGAGGTAACTTTGATGCAAAGTGTGGATAGTCTTCCTTAAGGATCGTGAATCTCCAGGATTTGGAACTCCCGTCCCCTAGCCAGTACCCCAGCAGATAGGGTGGAATGCGCAGAGATGAGTGTGGATGCTCCAGGGGTTGCGTGGTGGGGATAAAGTGATTGGCCGTCTTACCCTCTCTAATGGACTCCCGAATCTCTCTTGTGGTATGCGTGGGTGGAGTAGCCCGTGATCTGCGGGAGTGGGGGCGTCGACGCTGCTCCCGAGTAACCGTGACCCAGAGGTGCTCATCATCCGCCACCACCCGAGTTCCGTCGCTAAAGGTTAGAACAGAACAGGATCGGCCGTGGAGTGTGGGGTGGGCCTGTAGGACCCGAGTGGGAGTCCCATCAGGAGCGTAGACTAAGTCCCCAGTCTGAATATCCGATAGGGGAGTGAGGCCCCTGGGCGTTGGTATAAGGGTGTCCAGCGCCAGTGCTTTACCCCAACCGCGACCTGCGAGTGCAAGCCAGTGCTCCCAGTGAGGGTTAGGCGTGTTAGGTGTTAGGTGGTTAGAGGAGCGTGGATCGTCTGGAGGCAGCTGAGTCGCGCGTGCCCAGATGGACCAGTCATGTAGAAGGGCTCTGAGCTCCGCTGGAGAGAGCTCTTGGATCTGGGTGGAATCAACCAGCTTCACGGGTGTCGCGGCTTCGGTTGATCAGCTTCAGGAGCTTCTGTCGAGTGGCCTCGATATCGACGTCCTCTTCCTCTTGTGTGGATTGGAGGGAGTCGGTCCAGCGGGCTCTCATCTTCATCCACGCGAGAGTCATCTGAGGATGCTCTTTTGAGGTAGCCATGTCGAAGAAGGCTTGAGCAACTCTCAGGTTAGCCTCTTCCTCTCCCATGCGCAAAGAACGAGCGTAGTGCTGCTCGAGTTCAGGGGTGGTGAGAGAGAGGTGATGAGCGATATACTCTCTTGTGGCGCCCATGCCCGTAAGCACTTCTACTTGAGAAGCGTCGATGTTATTTGGATGAGGGCGGACGATTTTGGGCTTGCTCATGATAGTGGAATTATAAGCTCGGGGCTCGGGAAAGTAAAACCTTTTTAGTCTTCCTCTAGAGAGTTGCTTTAAAAACTCCTTGAGTGGAGAGTTAGTATGCAGGCTCTAATAATCTAAGACTTGGGGGGCTCCCCACCCCCTTGTCCTATGCAAATCGGGTAGCCTCTCTATCACGGATGGATATCACGAATCGATACCCCGAATCGATACCCCCATGGGATACTCGGGACCAAGGCTCGTACCATTTACTTCTCTCTCACCCTGTGGTATACGCGCGTGCGCGTCCATATAAACACTGGCCCTCTGGCCTGTTACAATTTCCTGAGCTAAACCCATTTACTTGTCGCGCGGTGGGTATATAATGAACCCATCAACACACCGAACCACCCACTCCCCGGAGACTGACATGAAACCCTGCCCGAACCTGTACACTGCCACCCTAGCCGAACTGGTTGCCTGGTATAACGAGCACAGTGGCAAGGGCCCCATCAAGGCCTTCCGCAACCGTGGCCAAGCCCAGGAACGTTGCATGGCCATCCTGGGCGAACAGGAAACCCCTGAAGAGCGCGACGAGGCCCACGCCGACCTCTCCGCCGCCAGCCAACTCGAGGCTGCGAATAAACCCGCCACCAAGACTGACTCCGACTCGAACCTGGTCCACCTGAAGCAGCTCTGCTTCGACCTGGACCTGGAACCCCGTATCGCCCGCCGCAGGCTCCGCAAAGCCCTGGGCCTCGTCGGTACCGGCCAACGCTGGGCCTGGGAACCTGACAGCCCCGAACTGGCCCGGGTCCGCACTGTCCTGGCCGGGACCACGCCCTCCGAGGATCCTGAGGCCCCGTCCGCCGAGGACCAGGAGTTCCTGGCCGAGGAGTGAACCCACCCACCCCCGGGCGAATCCTGGTATAATGGATTCGTCCCACTCGCTGTAACCAACCAAGGAGAAAAAGGAAATGACACACTACGATTTTTGGTTCGCCCCGTTCAATGGCGAGCCATTCCTATGCACGATCGGGCAGCACGAGGGAAGTTACCGTGCGTGTTTAGAGGCAGCCGTGATGACGTGGGAAGCTCTGGCACCGTTCGGGAATGCACAGACTCGCCATCCGATCACCGGAGAGTCTCCGGAGGACTTCCGCGTGCGGGTAGGTAAGTAACCGCGAAGCAGCCCACCAAATCAGGAGAATCAACATGATATACATCGACCTTTACACCATCAGCGGAAAGCGCGTTCGCGTCGAGTGTATGACTTGTGACGAGGTATTCGCGCTTGCCCGGCTCGTGTGGGACGCGCTGGCCTATCTCAACGACTGGGAGTCGCCCAGACCGTAAGCGCGAAGCGCGAAGAGGCCCGCCAGCCAGCAACCCCGACTTGGTCGGAGCGCTCGGAGCAACCGCCGATGTTTTCCTGGGGTGGCGCTAGCCCTTCGCCACCTGCACCCTGGAGTGATATCATGAACATCTACACCATCATCGAACTGGTTGATTCCACCCAAGCGGCCATCGTGCATGACTGCGAACTGGTCCCCGCCCACGAGCTCGGCCTGGACCGCCGCTGCGGGTTCCTGTATGTCGGCGAGGACTTCGTGGCCTCAACTCGCCACAAGGAACTCGACTACTACGGCGGGTTCGAGTATGTCGACTCCGAATATACCATCACTCTGGGCACCTGGAAACTCTACTTCAAGGGCGACCGTCGAATCGACAACCTGCCCTGCTGGGATGAGGAGGAGTCGTGATCATGATCACCATCGCTATAATCCTGGCCCTCATCATGGTCCTGGGATACCTCATTGGTGGTATCTCCGAACACCTCGGCCGATGTCCCACTTACCGCGACGTGGAGTCCTGGGGGTGGGGCGAGCATGGCAAGGACTGGGAGTACGACCGCAATAACCGCCCCCGTCGAATCAACCGTTGGAGCAACCATCATGAAGGATAAAATCCGTGCCCTCCTGGCCCTGGCGGCCGACCCCAGCGCAGCCCCTCAGGAGGCCGAGAGCGCCGGGCGCATGGCGGCCAAGCTCATGGCCAAATACCAAATCGACCTGGGCGACCTGGAGGAGGAGGCCCTCAAGGAGGAGTTCGACCTGACCACAATGCCGGCCCGCGCCTGCCGACCTGGCAAGAAAAACCCCAAGGTGATCCCACCCTGGATCGGAATCATCGCCTGGGGCGTCAAGCTTTATACCCGCACTCGAGTCCGTTCGGCCCCTGGCCAGATATGGTTCCAGGGTCCTAGAGAGGACGTCGAGCTTGCCGTATGGCTTCACGAGCTCCTCCTGGAGAACGCCTATAAGGCATCCAACGGGTCCCCTCAGCCGAACTCCTTCCGCAACGGATACGCCGGAGCCGTCCAATCTCGACTCAAGGCCATGTGCCGCCAGCGAGAGCAGGTGGACAAGGAGGAATCCACCGGTACCTCTCTGGTCCTGGTCCAGGGGAAGCGAGAGGCCCTGTTGGATCAAGCCTACGGGCCCGACATGACCGGCAAGAGCAGTAAAGTATCCCAATCCATGGAGGGTCGAGCAGCCGGCGCCGCTGCCCATATCCCCATGGGCCGTCCCCTGACTCACCGCTCTGGAGCCTTGCTCAATGGCTAAGCTCATCGCTCTCACTCCGAACCGGACCTACGCCACTCCAGAGAACGCCCGGAAGGCGGTCGAGAAGAGGTTCCCCGAGTCCGACAACGACGGCCTGCGCTATATCATCATGCCAACCCCTGACGGCCGATTCTATCCTGTGTTCATAGGTACCTCAGCGGTCCACGCTGGAGTCCACTTTCACTTTCATGTGGTGAACTAACCTCCTCCCTCACCCCACTAATGGCCCCGCGTAGGGGCCTTGTCGCGCGCGCCCTAGTAACCCCACCGAGCGCTGAAAACGCGGGCCCCAGGGGCCCTCTCGTAACGCCCCCGGCCCAATATAACCCCGCGTAAAATCCCCCGCGGGCACTCCCCCAGAACGCCTCGTCACTTATAAACCTATTTTATTTAGGACAACATGATTTGCCCTCAAAAACTACTTTTTCACTCCCTTTCTCCTAACCCAATTTTTCCTTGTAAATCAGTTATTTATATTATTTTTACTAGATAAAAAGACAAAATATAATATCAAGTAAATTCTCAAAAAACAGGGGTCAAAAAAACCCCTTAGTAAAACGTGCGCGTAACTGGGAAAAATTTTGTCGTCCGTCGCCCAGCGTCAAGAAGAAAAATTTCCCCAATAAAATCAGTCAGTTACGCCACGTTTTCTCATAAACCCTGGGGCGACAAAATTTTCTGGCATGAAAAGTTTCGCCCAAAAAATTCACCATGTGCCTAATCTTCACGCAATTTATGAGAACATGCTAAAAAAAATGAATATAAAAAAAAAATAGGGCCGAAGGCCCTCACCTCAACCCATGAACAATCTTAGCGATTCCGCGACCCGCACAAACTTGATCCGACCTCGACGCTTACCCTCACTCACTTTCACGCGATTCCGAATAGCCCAGGGGAACATCCTCTGCACTCGCTTATAAAAGACCACAGCCGTCTCGGCCCCCCACTTACCACCATGCTCCTTGTGCCAGGCCGCATACCTCTCGTACAGCACGTCCTCCCAGAACTCCTCGTCCTCCCGAAGCTCAAGCTCCCGCAGAAACTGGACCCAGCGCTCCACACCCATGTCCTGCTGTTCGCGAGCTGCGTCGGTCATGGGCGGTCGGTTGCCTCGCCACCCCTCCGGAGAATAGTGTTTCAGGTCCCAGAGCATGCGCCCCAGGCCTCCCCCGGCAGCACTCATCACCGAATACATGCGGTCCCAGAAGTCCAGATCGCCGCCCACCCCCCGGCCTACCCGCAGTACCAGAAACCGCCGCTCATGGCGGCCGACAGGCACCACCCAATCATTATTGGAGCAGATCCCCACTCCCAGGCAGTTATCGACGTCGAAGATCGCTCCACCCTTGATCTCGATGGTCCGCTTATCTTCGGAGATCAAGACCTTCAGAACCCCTTCCGATTCCTTCGAACCGCCCCACACGGCCTCGTCAGCCAGGACCAACACCTTGTCCATCAAGTGCTGGTTGAACTTGCCGAGCAGCTGTGAGCTCTGCGTCACCGACATGTAGTGCCGGCCGAACAGGCGACCCAATATCTTGAACAC